GTCGGAGCCGCCGGGGCGGGCGTGGGCTGGGGCCTCGGCCAACTCGCCGCCGGCATCGCCCTCATGGGCACCGCCGGAGTCGCCATCCTCGCCGGACTCCTCCTCGCCGCCGCCAGCATGCGTGGCCGCAGCGTCACCAATATCCACAACGAGGCCCACACGCACGTCACGCAGAAGTGGCTCGGCCGGACCAACGTCACCAACAACCAGCAGTAGGAGGACCCGATGAACCAACCCCCCTGGTGGCCGCCGATCCTGGCCGCAACGTCCCTGCGTCGTCAGGCGGCGGGCATGCTCCTCGCCCACGCCACCCCCACCGTCGAAGGCGGCACGCTGCGGCTGCACTTCGCCCGGGCCGATATCGCCGCGGCGTGGGAGGAGAGCGGGGCGCAGGCCGCGCTCGAAGGCGCGATGAAGGCCGGGGGCGTGGCGATGCCGGTGGAGGTGATCCCGGCCAACGCGGCAGCGGCTTGACCGCGACGATCACCGTATGTCACAGTGCCCCAGGGCAGGACACGTGTGCCCGCAAGCCTCATAGGCCCCCAGCTACTGCCGGGGGCCTTTTGCATGCCCGGGGGTGCCTGTGGACGTGACCGAGCTGTACCCCACCGACCTCGTCTACGAGCACGAAGCGACCGCCGCGACCGGCGTCCCAGGCCCGGTCATCAGGCAGTGGGCGCGACGCGGGAAGATCCACCGCTTCCAAGGCGACGGGCAACTCACCGGACAGGGCCACGAGTACAAGACCATGTACGCCCTCCCGGAGATCGAGGAACGCGCCAAGACCTACCGGCCCATGCCCCAGCGGGCACCCAAGGCCGCCTGAGCGTCCCGCCGTTCGTGCGGTCCCGCGGACGGCGGGGCTTCACCTATGCGGGTCACAACACGGCCACACCGGCCCCGCAAGGTCACCGCGCAACGCATGATGCCCCCTCAGTATCAGATGTCCTGGGGGGACCATGAACACACGTACAGCCACCTGCGCCACCCTGCTCGCCCTCGCTGCACTCACCGGCTGCAGCGGCGACGGAAAGCCCAAAACCATCCGCGTCACGGTTACCCAGACCGTTACCGCGTCACCGAGCACTCAGGCAGCGGCAGATACCTCCAGCGGGGTCCTCAAGATGGGCGCTACGAAGACCATCGACGACGCTGAGAACGACGTTCACATCACCGTGCAAGCGCTCGAGTACCAGCAGCCCTACAAGGGGCCGCAGCCACAGAAGCCCCAGGACTTCCAAGGCGGTGACACCTGGGCCACGGTCAAGGCAAAGGTGTGCAACGTCAAGGGAGCCACGATCAGCGTCGATCAGTTCCCTTGGTCTCTGGACTACGCCGACGGCACGAGCATCGACGTCACGGGTTCATCCGGGGGCGACATGCCCAAGCCTGAATACCCGATGGACAAGGCCCTCGCCCCGGGCCGCTGCGCTGCTGGTCTCATCGCCTACCCCGTACCCAGCGACAAGCGCCCTGAGCGTCTCGTGTACCAGCCTGAAGGCGACGAGCCCACTGAGTGGGCCATTCCCAAGGCCTAGGCAGGAGGTGGCGCCCGTGGCCGGCAATCCCCGCAACGGGCGCCCCTACCGCCGCCTGGTCGACTGGCTCCGCGCCCAGCGCCTGCCCTGCTGGCTATGCGGCCACGAGATCGGCTACGACCTCGACCCACGCCACCCACTGTCCTTCACCCTCGACCACGAACAGCCGCTCTCACGTGGCGGCTCACTCCTCGACAAGGCCAACGCCCGGGCAGCCCACCGGCGCTGCAACAGCAGCAAGGGCAACCGCACCGGGCCGGTCAAGGTGGCGCCACAGCGAGCATCACGGAGGTGGTGACAATGAGTGGCAAGGTATGGGTAGTCGCACAGGTCAAGGCCACGGACGCTGACGGCTGGGCCACGGACTGGGACCTCGGCGGCGTCTACACCTCCGAGGACAAGGCGCGAGCCGCCTGCACTGCCCCGGTGGACGCCATGTGGGCGGTCCCTCTGGACCAGGATCTCGGGCGCGATACCGTCCAACCCCCCGGCCTGGCCTACCCAGCACGCGCCACGGAGTGACGCCGCGTGCTGTACGTCGTCACCGGCCCGCCGGCCGCGGGGAAGTCCAGCTGGATCGACGCGCACGCCAAGCCCAGCGACGTGGTCATCGACCTCGACCGCATCACGGTCGCGCTCACCGGGCCCGGCGCTCCGCATTGGAACCACGCACCGCTCCAGCACCGCGTCGCCCAGCGCGCCCGCTACGCCGCCATCGACGAGGCGCTGCAGCACCTGGACAAGCTGGACGTCTACCTGATCCACACCATGCCGAGCAGCAAGGCGATGGCCAAGTACAAGCGGCTGCGCGCACGCATCGTTGTGGTCGACCCCGGCGAGACGATCGTCATGCAGCGCATCGAAGCGATGCGCGCCCCGGAGATGGAGCGGGTCGCCGCCCGCTGGTACAACGCCCGTCGGCACCTGCCGCGCGAGGCCATGCCGCAGGCCTCCCGTCGGTGGTGACCAGGCGTGCCCCCCGGTGTGCGTGCACTCTCGGTGAGGTCCCGCCGGGGCGCCCGCTCGACCCAGTTCGATCATGGATCGGGGGGAGAGTGGGTCGAAAGTCGAGCGCCGGACCGGGCGACCCAAACGCCCTTGTCGCCCGGTTTTTTGCGCGGGCCGGATCGCTCCCTAATCACCCTGAACTCGATTCGACTCCATTAGCGGCTGTCACTCTGCGTGATGTGACTGTGTGTCACGGGCGGTGGTGATCTTGAGAGTCTCGGACAAGATCGCGGACGAGCTTGATCAGCTTCACGCCCACGCATCCTCCCCGGGCATGGCGGCCGTCGCGCTCGACCTGGCCGAAGCGATCGATAGCACCGACGTCCCAGGCGTGAAGGCCAAGGCCGCCCACGAGTTGCGCTCGATCATGGCTGACCTCCGCAAGCTCGCACCGGTCGAAGCGAAGGGGGACGCCGTCGATGACATCGCTCGTCACCGAGAGAAGCGCCGCGCCGAAGCCCGACAGCAAGCCTCCGGAGAGTGACGACGGTCGGGTCACTGGCTGGCAGCAGCCCCCGATCGAGACCGTGCCACCGGCCGTCTCGACTGCAGGGCAGGAGGCTATCGACCTCGCGGCCCGGGCCGGCCTGCAGCTGGATCCGTGGCAGCAGTACGTCCTCCGCCGCGGCATGGGTGAGGACCTCGACGGCTCCTGGTCGGCGTTCGAGGTCGCCGTCAACGTGCCACGTCAGAACGGCAAGGGCGGCGTCATCGAAGCCCGCGAGCTGTGGGGCCTGTTCATCGGTGGCGAGCAGCTGATCCTGCACAGCGCGCACGAGTTCAAGACCGCTAAGAACGCCTTCAAGCGGATCGAGCGCCTGATCCGCGGATGCCCGGACCTGCACAAGCGCGTCAAGGCGTACCGGTACACGGTCGGCGAGGAGTCGATCGAGCTGCACTCTGGGCAGGTGCTGCGGTTCATTGCCCGCTCGAAGGGCTCGGGTCGCGGCTTTACCGGCGACTGCAACATTTTGGACGAGGACATGATCCTGGGCGACGAGGCGATGGACGCGCTGCTGCCGACGATGGCGGCCGTCGCCAACCCGCAGATCTGGTACCTCGGGTCGGCTGGCATCGGTGCCCCCTCGGTCCAGTTGGGCCGACTGCGGCGTCGCGCGCTGGCTGCGATCGAGGCGGGCACACCGGATCCGTCGCTGGCCTACTTCGAGTGGTCCGCCGACCTGCACGTCGATGAGTGCCCGACCGGCTGTACCGACCATGACGATGCGGCCTCGGACGAGTCGGTGCTGAAGGCCAACCCGGCGGTCGGCTACCGCCTGACGCTGGAGAAGGTCCGCAACGAGCGGCTGACACTGTCCCCGGCCGGCTACGCCCGTGAGCGGCTCGGTGTGGGCGACTACCCGTCGGACTCGGCGGACACGTGGCAGGTCATCGGCGAGGACGCCTGGCGGGCCCTGGCGGCTGCGGAGAGCGAGCCTTCGGATCCGGTGGCGTTCGCCATCGACATGACCCCGGAGCGGTCGCACGCGGCGATCTGCGTGGCAGGGGAGTGGCGTGGCGGCACACACATCGAGGTGGTTGATCACCGGCCGGGCACGGGCTGGATCCTGGACCGGGCGGCGGAGCTGCACGAGAAGTGGCGGCCGAGGTGCTGGGTGGTGGACGGTGGCGGGCCGGCCGGCTCGCTTATCGCTGACCTGGAGGAGCGTCTCGGCGTCGAGGTGGTGCAGCCGAAGGCCCGTGAGGTGGCGGCGTCGTGCGGCCAGTTCTACGACGCGGTGGCCGAGCAGACCCTGTCCCATCTCGATCAGGCGCCGCTCGCGTCGGCTCTGGCGGGCGCGCAGAAGCGGCCACTGGGCGATGCGTGGGCGTGGGCGCGAAGGCTCGTCTCGGTGGACATCAGCCCGCTCGTGGCGGCGACGCTGGCGAAGTGGGGGCTCGGCGCCGAGGTCGAAGAGCCGGAAGGGGCGCCGAACCTATGGTGATGAGGGTCATGTACGCGGCCTACTACCTGCTTGAGGTCGGCTGCGCGCTGTGCGTCCTGGTCGGCGCCTGGCTGATCTACCCGCCCGCAGCGATGATCCTGGGTGGTGTTGTCGGTGTCCTGGCAGCCGAGCGGTCCATGGCTGACCTGAAGCGCAGGCGCAAGGAGGCCCGGACATGAGCCTGTTCGGGCTGTTTGACCGGCGTACTTCGGTGGAGAATCCAGCGGTCCCGCTGACGGCGCCGTCGCTGACGACGCTGCTATCCGGGGCGCCGGCTGAGGCGGGCGTGGTGGTCACGGAGACGACCGCCCTGCACATGCCGGCGGTGTGGCGGGCCGTATCGGTGATCGCGAATGTGTCGGCGTCGCTGCCGTTGCACACCTACGCGGTGGGGACGAAGGACCGTAAGACGTCGAAGCTGCTGGACGACCCGCATCCGGAGCTGACGAAGTTCGAGCTGTGGCGGCTGCTGTACGTACACCGGCTGCTGTGGGGCAACGGCTACGCGCAGAAGGTCCGCAACAACGCCGGGCAGATCGTGCAGCTCTGGCCTGTCCGCCCGGACCGGGTGAAGGTGGACCGGGAGAAGCCGAGCGAGGCCAACCCGAGCGGCAAGGTCTTCTGGATCCGCGACGACAACGATGTGGTCCGGCGGCGCACGACCAACGAGATCCTGCACCTGCCGGCACTCGGATACGACGGGGTGACGGGCTGCTCGCCGATCCGGGCGGCCGCGGAGGGCATCGGGCTGGGCATCGCGGCAGAGAAGTCTGCGGCCCGCCTGTACGGCTCCGGCAACATGATCAGTGGCGTGTTGCAGACGGAGCAGCGGCTGACGGCTGAGCAGGCTTCCCAGTTGAAGGCGTCGTGGAAGGCGAAGCTCAGCGGTATCGAGTCGGCGCACGACATTGCGGTGCTGGACTCCGGGGCGAGCTTCCATCCGGTGACGATGCCGTACAAGGACAGCCAGTTCCTCGAGTCGCGGCAGTTCCAGATCACCGAGATCGCGCGGATGTTCGGTGTGCCGCTGTATCTGCTGATGGAGACGCAGAAGTCGACGTCGTGGGGCACGGGCCTGGAGCAGCAGGCGCAAGGTTTCGTCACGTGGGATCTGGCGCCGACGTGGCTGACGCCGACGGAGCAGCGGGTGAGCAAGGAGCTGCTGCCGAAGACGCAGTACGCCAAGTACCAGTTGGGCGGCTTGCTGCGCGGCGACAGTCAGGCGCGCGCGGTGTTCTATCGGGCGATGCGGGACACGGGCGCCTTCTCCGCGAACGACATCCGTGATCTGGAAGAACTTCCGCCTATCGAGGGGCCGGAGGGCGACATGTACCTCCAGCCGATGTCCATGGCCCCCCTGGGGTCTGATCCGACGGCGGCCGACGAAGGTGCCGCCCTGTCCGATGATCCACCGCAGGAAGGCGGCGACGATGACCAGGATTGAGGAGCGGCGGGACCTCGCCCTGGCCACGGCCGGGGTGCAGTTGCGGGCCGCCGATGACGAGCAGAAGGCGCGCCGATTCGGCGGCCATGCCGCGGTCTTCAACCAGCGCACCGCGATCGGCAACCCGTTGACGTGGGGGTTCTACGAGGAGATCGCCCCGGGAGCGTTCAGCAAGACGCTGGCCGAGGGTGATGCCCGCTTCCTCGTCGACCACGACACGCGGCTCGTGGTGTCCAGGGTGTCGGCCAACTCGCTGCGACTGGCCCAGGACAAGGTCGGCCTGGCCGTGGAGGCGGACCTCGATGAGCGGCTGTCCTACGTCGCAGACCTGGTCGTGAACCTGGAGCTGAAGAACATCACCGGGATGAGCTTTGGGTTCCGCACGGTCAAGGACGACTGGGAGACGGTGGCAGTGGAGACGTCCGAGGGGGACGTCGAGGCCGAGCTGCGCATCATCCGCGAGGTGCAGCTCTTCGAGGTGTCCGCTGTCACCTTCCCCGCCTACGAGGGCACCGACGCAGCGCTGCGCTCCGTCGGGGTCGCCCTCGCGGCCCGCGGCGACGCCGCGGCCTTCGATCGCAGGGCCGAGCACCGGCCCGAGCTTCTCGACTTCCGCCACGAGCCGGCCGCCGAGGCCACTCGGGGCAGCGACGCAACCCAGCCGGGAGAGACCACTGGGGGCCGTCAGGCGATGCGCATGAAGGCGCTCGCCGCCCGTTACCGCCTGGCGCGGTAGCAGCTCTCATTCCATTCCCAGCCCCGCCGCTTCGGCGTGGGGCTACTCGTGCTGGAGGCACAATGCCCACCCTTCAGAGTCTGCTCGACAAGCGGGCCAGCGCCTGGGACAAGGCGCAGGAGTTCCAGAACCGGGCCACGTCCGAGGAGGAGATGTCGGCCGAGGACCGGCAGGCGTGGGACGCGGCGCTCGCCGACGTCGAGCGCCTGTCCGCGGACATCGAGCGCGAGGAGCGTCATCAGCGCCTCGCCTCCGTGGACTACAGCCAGGTCGTCGACGGCCGCGGCGACACCAAGGAGGAAGAGGAAGCGCGTCAGCGGCACGGCGGCGTGGACGGCGTCGAGGCGTACAGCAACGCCTGGCGCTCCTGGCTGCGTGACGGCACCCAGGACCTGTCCTCGGAGGAGCGCAGCGTGCTGCGCACCGGCTGGGTCGACGGCAAGGAACTGCGCGCCCAGGGCGTCGCCACCGGCGCGGCTGGCGGCTACGTCGTCCCGCCCGCCTTCCGGGCGAAGATGGTCGAGACGATGAAGTTCTACGGCGCCATGCGCCAGGTCGCCGAGACGATCACCACCGAGTCCGGGGCGACGCTGCCCTGGCCGACGAACGACGACACCGCCAATGTAGGCGCCATCCTGTCGGAGAACACGCAGGTCACCGAGCAGGACGTGACCCTCGGCCAGCAGGACGTCGGCGCCTACATGTACACGTCGAAGCTGGTGCGGGTGTCGCTGCAGCTGCTCAACGACGCGGTGCTCGACTTCGAGAACTGGCTGGCCCGCAAGCTCGGCGAGCGCATCGGCCGCATCCAGAACGCCCACTTCACCACCGGCACGGGCACCGCCCAGCCGGAGGGCATCCAGACCAACGCCACCATCGGCAAGACCGGTGCCAGCGGCCAGACCACGTCGGTCACCGGCGACGACCTGATCGACCTGGTGCACTCCGTCGACCCCGCCTACCGCAACTCCGGCCGCGTGCAGTTCATGCTCGCCGACTCCACCCTCGGCGCTGTCCGCAAGCTGAAGGACGGCAACGGCCAGTACCTGTGGCAGCCGTCGGTCCAGTCGGGCGTCCCGGACCGGATCCTGGGCTACGGCTACACCGTCAACCAGGACATGCCCGCGATGGCGGCGTCGGCCAAGTCGATCCTGTTCGGCGACTTCTTCGCTGGCTACCTGATCCGCGATGTGCAGGACGTGCAGACTCTTCGCCTGGCCGAGCGCTACGCGGACTTCCTGCAGGTCGGCTTCCTCGCGTTCTCCCGCGCCGACGGCACACCGCAGGACACCGCCGCCGTGCGCGCTTACCGCAACGCCGCCAGCTGATCCCGGCGAGCGCCGGCTAACCCATCAAGGAGGGACGCCCGATGGCGACCACCCCGAAGAAGGAGACCCCGGCGGACACCGGGGTCCTGCAGGACAAGCCCACCGCGAAGGCGGCCGAGCACGGCGACCACGACCGGATCGTCATGGCGTCGCGCAAGCCGGACGGGTCGATGGACCAGATCAGCCCGGAGTTCATCGGCGACAAAGCCGTCGCCGAGGCTGCGGCCAAGCGGCAGCTCGCCGAGCAGGCGGCGTCCGCGGTCGACGTTGCGGCACGCGGCGTCACCTCCAACCCCGAGGGTGTCGGCGGTAGCGAGCCGGACGCCGAGGTTCAGGCCCTCAAGGACACCCAGGAGGAGGCGATCAAGGCCGCCGAGTCCCAGGGCGTCCGCGAGGTGCAAGAGCTGCACCGGGGGCTGGGCGACTGATGGCCCGCATCCGCATGCTGACCAGCGTTGCGGGCGCGGGCTTCTCCTGGCGCGCCGGGGAGGAGATCGACCTCCCCGGCGCCGAGGCGGCGAAGTGGGCGGACGGGGTGCGCGCCGAGCTGGTGCGC